CCTCGCAACAAAGCTCCAAAGGGTCGCGTGACCCCCTACCTTTACGGGAAATAGGCAGACTTAAAAGAAAGGAGGCAGAGTTACCATGGAAAAGACACCGGAACAGCTTGAAGTTGAAAGATTGACGGAGATATACAAAGGGCTGCCTCCGAAGCAGTTTGCTTTAGCCCAGGGGCTGATCATCCAGGCGGCCCGGTTGCGGGTAAGACTGGACAAGCTGTGGGCTGAGCTGGAGGAAAAGGGCGAGACGGAGTGGTTCACGCAGTCTGAAAAGACGGATCCATACGAACGGGAGCGCCCGGCCAGCAGAACGTTCACGGCGACGGATAAAAGTTACCAGAGCATCATCAAGCAGCTGAACGACATGATTCCCGCGGAGGACGGGACAGAAGAAGACGATCTGAGTGAGTTCAGGATATGAACGACGAGAACGCGATCTACAAATACTACCAGGGGATCACTGACGGGAGTATAACGGTCGGGAAATGGGTCCGAATGCTTTACGAGGTCATCATAGACGGACTTGAAAGCAAGCGGTGGATGTTCGACCAGCGGCGAGCAAATGCGGCCATCGGCTTCATTGAGAAATACTGTCACCATTACAAAGGGGCGCTGGCTCCGAACCGGATCAAGCTAAGCCTGTGGCAGAAGGCAGCGCTCAGTCTGATGTTTGGCATAGTTGACGCCGACGGAATCCGGCAGTTTACGGAGTGCTTGCTGGTGGTCGGCAGGAAATGCGGGAAGACGCTCATTGCTGCCGGCATCGAAACATACTTTGCCTACGCCGCTGGGGAGTTCGGATCAGAAATCTATTTTCTTGCGCCAAAGCTTGCACAGGCGGACCTGGCTTTCTCTGCACTGGAATTCAACGTGAACCACGAACCTACGCTGCAGAAGAAGACCAAGAGCACGAAGTCCAGAGGATTATACATCAAGGAGTCAAACACAACGGTCCAGAAGCTTCCGTTTGCTGACAAGACAAGCGACGGATACGGCCCTATGAGCTGGGTGGGCGACGAGGCCAGCAGCTGGAAGGGCGACAAGGGGCTGAAACAGTGGGAAGTTATGGTATCCGGCACAGGTGCACGGGTGGAGCCGTTCGGGATTGCGATCAGCTCCGCCGGATACGAAAACGACGGGATCTATGACGAGCTGTTCCGAAGAGGGACAGCTTTTCTGATTGGGAACAGCAGGGAAGAACACTTCTTGCCGATCTTCTACACGATAGACGACATAGACAAGTGGGATGACATCAACGAACTGCGGAAGAGCCTGCCGGGACTTGGCGAGAGTGTCAGCGTCAAGTTCATCCTGAAGGAGATCGACACAGCCAGGGAAAGCCTGAGCAAGAAGGTCGAATTCCTCACGAAATACTGCAACATTAAGCAGAACAGCAGCCAGGCGTGGCTGACGGCTCAGGACGTGAAGAAGTGCTTCGGGAACAGCCTGACACTGGAGGACTTCCGGCACACCTACGCGCTGGGTGGGGTTGACCTTTCCCTGGCGGTGGACCTGACGGCCGCCGTGATCTGCATCGAACGGGATGGCGTGACCTGGTTTGAAACGCAGTTTTTCATGCCTGCCAACAAGGTGGACGAAGCGACAAAACGCGATGGCCTCCCGTATCGCATCTACGCTGAAAGGGGCCTGCTGACCATCAGCGGGGAGAACACGGTGGACTACCACGACGTGACGGCATGGTTTGAGAAGCTGGAAAGGCAGTACGAGATCCTGCCGCTGAAGGTTGGATTCGACAGATACTCGGCTGCCTACTGGTGCCAGGAAATGGAGTCCCTCGGCTACACGCTGGAGAGCGTCAGTCAGGGGAGTAACTTGACCGGCGTGCTGATCGACATGGAGGGCATGATCAAGGACGGGCGGCTGCGGTGCATGAGCGACAACGACCTGATGAAGGTACACATGCTGGACGCTGCGTTGAAGTTCGAGGAAGGGACCAACCGGCGGAAACTCGTGAAGATGTCCGCCAAGCAACATATTGACGGAATGGCTGCATTAAGCGACGCGATCTGCATGCGTCATAACTACTACGAAGAACTGGCTGGGCAGCTCAGCAACAAGAGGTGAGGGGAATGGCAGGATTATTGGAGAGGATCTTCGGTCGGGTGCCGAAGAGCGCGCCGGCGGACAGTCGTTTCGAGACACTGACGGCGTATCAGCCGGTGTTCAGCAGCTGGGGCGGCCAGGTCTATGAAAGCGAACTGGTGCGGGCGGCGGTGGACGCGAAGGCCCGGCACGTTGGGAAGCTGCAGTACCGGATGGATGGCACGGCCCGGCAGAAGCTCTACACGGCGACGAAGACCGCGCCGAACCCCTGGTACACATGGCCACAGTTCCTGGAACGGTGTTCCAACATCTACGATGTCCAGAACAACTTGTTCGTCGTGCCGATCCTGGATGAGCTGGGGGAGGCCGCGGGGTTTTTCCCGGTGCTGCCGAGCACGTGCGAGGTGGTGGACCGAGGCGGGGAACCCTACCTGAAATACACCTTCAACGGCGGCAAGAAGCGGAGCATCCCGCTGCGGCGGTGCGCGGTGATCACCAAACACCAGCTGACGGATGACATTTTCGGGGAGAAAAACACCGCGCTGATGCCGACCATGGAACTGGTGAACATGGTCAACCAGGGGATTCTGGAAGGCGTGAAGAATGGCGCGACCTACCGGTTCATGGCTCAGTTGACGGGCAAGGCGTTCGATGAGGACCTCCGGAAAGAGCGGGAGCGGTTCGACAAGAACAACTTCCAGACCGGCGGGGGCGGGCTCCTGCTGTTCGGGAACCAGTTCGCGAACGTTCAGCAGCTGAAGCAGGAAGGCTATAAAGTCGACGCTGATCAGATGAAGATGATCCGGGAGAACGTCGAAAACTACTTCGGCGTGAGCGAGAAGGTGATCCGCAACGAGGCGACCGGCGATGAGCTGGACGCCTTTTATAATGGCGCGATTGAGCCCTTCGCCATCAAATTGAGCGACGCGCTGACCCGGATGGTGTTTACCGAGCGGGAGCGCAACGGCGGGAACATGATCACCTTCGCCGGCGACCGGCTGCAGTACATGAACATCTCCAGCAAGATCAGCATGGCCCAGCAGCTGGGGGACCGGGGCATCCTAACCATCGATGAAATCCGGGCGCTGTTCAACTATGAGCCGCTGCCGAATGGCATCGGACAACATGTGCCGGCCCGGGGCGAGTATTACTTCGTGGATAAAGGCAAACAGGACGGAGGTAACAGTGATGAATAAGGAAGTACGCAGCCTGGAATTTGAGATCCGGGCGGAGGAAACCGGAAACGAGGAGCGGGCCGGACGGCTGACGGGCACGCCGATCGTGTTCAACCAGGTGACGGACCTTGGCTGGATCCGCGAGGTGATTGACCCGGGTGCCCTGGACAGCACCGACCTGAGGGACGTGCGTTTCCTGGTGGGCCATGACACGACGGGGATCCCGCTGGCCCGGTCGAGGAACAACAACGAAAACAGCACCATGCAGTTGTCGGTGAACGAAAACGGCATGGACATCCGCGTGGACCTGGATATCGAAGGCAACCCGCGGGCAAAAGAGCTTTATTCCGCGGTGAAGAGGGGCGACATTTCCGGAATGTCGTTCATGTTCATCGTTGATAAAGACAGCTGGGAAGACCTGGAGAGCGAGCAGCCGCTGAGGCGCGTGCTTTCCATCAGCAGGGTCCTGGAGGTCTCTGCGGTGGCCTTCCCGGCATATGAAGGCACGAGCATCGAGGCGGCTTCCGAAGACTCCGCGCTGGAGAGCGCGAGGGCCTCGCTGGAGAGCGCAAGGAAGCAGCTGGCAGAGGAACGTGCCACACAGGCCGAAGAGGAGCGCCGGACGGCGCTGATCGCGCGGCTGGAAAAACTGACAAAGGAGGGCAGTGAGGAATGAACCTGTCCGAAATGAACGGCGAACAGCTCCTGGCGAGACTGGAAGAGCTGAAGGCCGAGACCAGCGAAGAGAAGCGGGACGCGCTGGACAATGACACCCTGGAGGCCCGGATCAATGAGATCGAGGCGGTCCAGAATGAAATCGAAGCCCGCAAGGCCTCCGCGGTCGAAGAGGCCCGGAAGGCTGCAGAAGCCGCCCAGATGGAGGGCAAGAAAATCATCAACGAAAGAGAGGACAACAAAATGGAAAGGAATTCTGTGGAATACCGCGATCTGTGGGTCAAGAACCTGCAGGGCACCCTGACTGAAGAAGAAGCCCGCGCCTATGCGGCCGCTGATGCGAATAATGCCGTTCCGACCATCGTCTCCGACAAGATGTTCGAGAAGATGAAGAAACTGGCTCCCATGCTCAGCGAAATCACCCTGCTGCGTGTTGCCGGCAATGTGAAGTTCGTGACTGAAGGCGTCCGGAATCCCGCGACCGCCAAGCACACCGAGAACAGCGCCATGACCGCCGCTGCTGACACCATCGTGAACGTCACCCTGGGTGGCTTCGAGTTCATGAAGGTTATCCAGATTTCCCGCACTGCTGCTCTGATGAGCGTCGGCGCCTTCGAGAACTGGCTGGTCGAAATGCTTGCCGGCGACATCGCCCGCGCTATCGACGATTACATCATCAATGACTCCACCAACGGCATCGCCGCGCTGACCTTCAGCACAGGCACGAACCAGATCCTGAACACGGCCACCACCGGCTACAACTACGCGAACATCTGCGACCTGATCGCCCTGCTGCCTGCCGCCTATGATGCGGAAGCGAAGTTCCTGGTCAACAAGAAGACCCTGTACGGCCGGATCGCCCAGATCGTGGACAGCGCGAAGCACCCGATCTTCGTTCCGGACACCGTAACCGGCATCGGCGGCCGCCTGATGGGCTATCCCGTTGTCGTGGACGATTACGTCTCCACCACGGACAACGCCCTGTACCTGGGCAAGTGGACCGATGTGGTCGGCAACCTGCCTGAGGACATCAATGTGGACCGCGACGAGAGCGCCGGCTTCACCGCCAATGCTGTCGTGTACCGCGGCATCAGCGTGTTCGACTCTAAGCCCGCCAAGGGCGACGCCATCGTGCGCCTGGTCAGCACTGCTTCCTAATGGTCTGAAGGCGACGGCCTGAGGATATGCCGGGGCGGGTTACCATCCCTTGCCCGCTCCGGCGCTTTTTCTTCAAGGGATGAGAAGGGATGAAAAAAATGAAGACGATTATCGCTGTGCCTTGCATGGATTCCGTGCAGACCGAGTTTTTCAAGAGCTTTGCAAACCTGAAGCGAGTCGGAAACACGTGCGTGAGCGTCACGTCCTGTTCACTGATCTACCAGGCGCGGACAGACCTGGGGCAGATTGCCATCCAGGAAAAGTCTGATTTCGTGCTGTGGCTGGACAGTGACATGGTTTTCCCGGACACCATGATGGTGGACATGATGGAAGACATGAATAGGCGCGACATTGTGACGGCTGTTTACCACATGAGGCGCCCGCCGTATCAGCCGGTCCTCTGGTCGAAACTCCGCAAGGGGCTGACAGCAGAAGACACGGAGACGGAGATCGCGGTCGAATACCCGCAGGAAGAACTGTTCGAGGTTGAAGGTTGCGGATTCGGCGCTGTCATGATGCGGAC